GAACGCCCGTGAGCGTGACGCTTGCCGTGCCTGTAATGCTGACGGAGCCTACGGCTCCGGTGGCAAAGACGCCCGTGACAAGGACATCGGTACCGGCGGTAACTGTGACAGAGCCAACTGCGCCCGTCCCCTCGACGCCAATAACCGATACGTTGGCCGTGCCCGTGACCTGCGCGGTGCCGATTGCACCCGTGGCCTGCACGCCCGTGAGACTGACGTTAGCGTCCGCGGCAATCGTGACGGATCCGACTTGGCCCGTCGCTTGAAGCCCGGTGACCGGGACGTTCGCGCCGGCATTGATCGTAACGGTGCCGACTTCGCCGGTGCCCTCAACGCCCGTAAGACTGACGTTGGCGGTGCCCGTGACTTGGACGGAGCCTACGGATCCTGTGGCTTCAAGCCCCGTAACAGGAACGTCCGCGCCGGCTGTAACGGTAACCGTACCGACTTCGCCCGTCGCAAAAACGCCCGTAAGGCTGACGTTGGCGTCAGCCGCAATAGTGACGGAGCCAACCTGGCCCGTCCCCGTCGGAAGTGCCGCGAGGCTCTCACCCCAAGGATCGTCGCCCCAGCCTACGCCAGAAGCATTCCACCCTTGGAAGGCAACGACGGCATCGGTCACTTCCGCCTCTTAATTAGGCGATGCGGATGATCGCGCTGGTCGCGTCTGCCGTCGGGAAGATGATCGTGAACGTGCCGTTCGTCGAGGTCTTGGCCCCGCCAAAGTCCAGAATACAGACCGAGGGATCGCCCGTCGCCGAGTCGTTATAGATCATCGCGCCATAGGCGGTGATCGTCGCGCTCGTGAACGAGAGATCTGCGAAGTCCGTAAAGGCCGTGGTGCCGCTCGAGGTCGGGGTGACGTTGGTCAACGTACCGCCGCCCGCCGAGTAGGTACCGGAGTTCGCTACTTCGTTGGAAGACGTATACGCCGTAGTCGCCGCGGTGAACGAAGCACTGTTGTCGTACAGCGCGAGCTTGAAAGTGTTGCCCGTGCTGGCCGTGAAGTTGTGCACCGCCTGCATCAGCTCGACTTTGAAGCTGGTGCACATGAAGTTGCCTGAAAATGCCATTTCTATTCTCCTAACAGATGAACCAGCTCTGGATGCCCCGCTTCACGAAGGCGCTGGGCGATCGTGGCACGGTCCTGCTCGACGGCCTCCTTCAAATAGAAGGCGACCACATGCTTGACGCGGTCCTTGAAGGCCCGCGCCTGCGCCTGGATGACCGGGTGTGACTGGTCACCGACGAAAATAATCTTGTCCGCGGCCCGTTGGGCGAGCTCCTCGGCCGACCAGCCACGATGCTCCGTGGTCGCGACCTGCACGCCATTCGTTAATCCGGGCATTTCTACCGTAATCATGGGCCGGGCGACTCCGATTTAACCGGGATACGAATCATACCATCGCGGTACTCGTCGCGGCGGCGGCGTCCCTGCTGTTCGATGCCGAGGCCCTGGATCGCCTGACGATACGCGTTCTGGAAGTACTGCATCATCTCCGGCGGACCCTTGGTGTAACTGTATGCCTGAATCATGCAGGCGTAGAACAGGGCTTCCGGGGCGTTATCGCTAATCCAAGTGTTCGGATTCGTCGACGAAAGCTGCGTGGGACGGTAGATGTAGCCCAGCTCCACCACAAAGTTCGCATTCGGCGTAGGCGCAATGTAGAACGTGTTTTGATCCCACACCGAATAGTACTTAGGGACGCCCGTGGTGGCCCCGTTGGGCCAGTATTCCTTCATAAAGGACGTATCACGAAAGTCCAAAAAGATCTGATCGCTGCCCGAGGTGATCATCAGATAGCGATGAGTGAGGATGTCACTCGGGGCGGCCAGAAACTTGTTTCCCGAGGTCATGTTTCCACTGACCTCGAGCTTAAAAACGTCCAAATCAATCTCGCGGAGGATCTGGTTCTCCGCAAAAGTGATGAAATTGTTGATTACGGCATCCGTAAAGACGTTACTACCCACTTCAGAGTAGTTCCGAATGTTCGTAACAAGCTCGCTGTAGTTCATGTGGTCGTCACCGTCACAGAGCCCACGAGTGTTTGGGCAATTAGCGCCTGCCCGACTACGTACGGGCGCATGTCAGCCGTGTTTTGGACCGACCCATAGCTTTGAAAAGCCGTAAAACCGGGTGCTCCAACGAACACGGAGACGGGTTCGATGCGATCGGGGCGCGGATCTCGCAGTGCAATAGCGTCTCCGCGGTACCGAAGAGGCTCTAACTGGGGCTCTTTCGGCTCATAGTCGTCCGGGCAAACCATGTATCCCTGCCAATTCTTGCGCAGGGTGTTGTATGCGTAGCGCTGACCGCAGTAATCGCACAGCCCATACGAGAATTTGCCAGTTGCGTAGGCCATTAGACGCCCATGTCGGGCACAAACTGCACGCTGGCAGTGTCCCGATCCTCCATCGCAGCCCGGTTGAAGTCTTCTTCGTAGATTGCCTTCAATGCCGCCGTCCGATCCGGGGCAAACTTGAGCGAAAGCTGATACGCAAGCCCCGAAGCCAAGCACGGCAGGAAGCGGAAGTTAATATCCGCCGTATTCGTGTACGTTCCCGCGTCTTGGATGCGCCGAATGCGGTAATACACGAACGTATACGTCTGATCCGCCGCCGGATAGAAGAAAACCTTGGTCGGATTGGCGCGTTGTACGTAAAACTGCGCCGGCCGAGACTCAGAAGTCTTATCCGGGACGTTCAAATAGTCTTCGCGGCTGATCCGCTCGATATAAACGTCGCTGTTAATGCCTTGGCTGTTCTGGCGAATGATCGCCTCGAGCACATTGACCGTATCAGTAGGCAACGTGATCTCTTTGGTGCCTTGCGTCAGCGTATAAGTCGCCTGTTCAATGGTCCAAAGGTTCAAACCACGGTTGGCCCAGTCCAGAAATAGCAAATTAAGCGAGCGGCGTGCGGAGTTGAGCTGATAGCCGCTCGTCGGCCGCATGCCGCAACGCTCAAATGCCTCTTCAACCAGGTCATCAATCGACAGGTTGAAGTCTGTGGTGCCCGATGTGGTCATCGATTAGCCGCAAGATCCGCCGTAGCGCATCTTCTTGACCTTTTTCTTGGCCATGCCGCCCTTCTTATAGCCGCGAGCCATGCCACCGCCCATCATGCCCATCGCCATACGCTTGTGCTGATTGACGTCACCACCCTCGGCCATCATCAAGACCTTGCCGGTCTTCTTGCTTGGCTCAGAGAGCATCTTGTTTTTCGGGCCACTGCCCACTGCGCCGCCGCCACGGACGGCACAACCCATTCCACGACCTGCCATATTAGTACCCTCGCATCGCGCGACCACGCGCGTCTTTGCTCTTGCTCTTCATGGCACGGCCTTTCTTATCGGCCATACCGCCCTTCTTCATCTTACCGACGCCGTCGGCAGCAAAGGCCGGAACCTTCTTCCCGCCTTTTATCACCATCTTCAATTTACCAGGCATAACTTACTCCCTCGCGCTGCGAATTTCGTCCAATTTAGCCTCAAGACGATTGAACCGTTGGTCGACGTGTGCGACAAACTTTTCGATCCGATCGTCCACCTCTCTGCGAGTGATATGATCCCTCGCAATCTCCTCTCGTGTACGGTTGAGCAGGATGTTCAACCGCGCAAGTTCTTCAAACTTGCTCTTAAGCATAAATCCCATCCCTGTTAGTACTGCGGATAGGATGATGTTCCACACCATGATTTCCATTGATCAACACTTCCATCGCCGACGGGCCTGCCGGATCCGACTGTTTGGATCTTTGGCAGCCTCTGGGTACATTTTCATCTGCCCTGCCGAACGTGCACAAAAAGATTTGCGACGCTTGGCTCGAGCAGGACTTGGGCGGTCCTCTGTCACCGCAGTCTGGAGCTTGCTGCCAGGGTTAGCACGGCGATAGGCGGCAACGCCTTTCTTCGTCATGCCGGCACCTTGCTTGGTCGGGCGGAAATTACCGCTCTTAACCGAAGTTTTGATGCCCATGCCCTTACGCACGGCACCGCCTCCACGCAGCGCAATGCCCATGGAGCCAGGCATTACGCCGGTGCCCCACCCACGTACAGCACGGTAACGCTCTTGACCTCGGCATCGGCGAGGGTGACATACACGCCATCCGTCGCCAGAATTCCGTCATCGGGAATGATGAGATCGTAAGCTCCAGCAGCAGCCGGAGTCTTAATGTCAAGAATCGTGGTGCCGCCAGATCCCCCCGTTTTAAGGGTAAAGCTCGAGGCAGTCGTTGAATTGGTGAAATACACGCCCTGAACGCGCGTGCGACCATTCACCGCGTCGCCCGAAGCAATCACGGTTTTGGCTTTGACGTCACTTGCAAAACTCATTGTTCTGCTTCCTTTGTCTAGGTGAAGCCGGATCGCCCCGGATCATTGCTGACCCGGGGCGCTTCCGTTTTC